CCATCAAACGGTTCTCTGCCTGCGGCATCCCTAAATCCGAAGCTATTAATATGGCTAAGGAGATAGAGAAGTGGATCCAATCTTCTGGTGAAGAATGGACTGTCAAGAGACTTAAAGCGATTAAACTCGATTACCTTCGCCATTTAGCGGGTTTACCGCCAATTGGTGAATGGATTGAGCACACTCGTTCGGGCAAACCTACGGGATACTTCGGTGTCCTGTGGAAGTTCGGACGTAGGGATGTCTTTAAGTGTTGGAATGCTTTAATGTGTTATACCGGTATAACTCGGGATAACGGAAAAATTCGCATGACTGAGAAACAGTATGTGAAATTCATTAAAGCACTTTATCGTACGCAACCCGAGGAGGGTGCGCTCGCCATGGGACAAGTTCTCATTGACAACGCATTTTCCTTGCAGAGCTACTCTAGGCCACACCTAACCACGGGAAGTGCTCTTTTGGATTTTATTCCATCTGAGACCAAACGTGCCCCGTTGTCTTACGGCACGGGACCCGAGGTATCCGGAGTTTTGGATAGTATCCAGACTCTGGCTCTTCGACCTCTATTTACCGAAAGGTATATGGAGATCTTTAAGGGAGTACTGGCTGGAGTGGAACCCTATTGGGAGTTGTCCAGACAATGGACAACTATCGACGCTGCTTCCAAGAATAAACCCTTGGTAGGCGCCATTTCCTGGATCCAAGACCCTGGCTACAAGCTTCGGTTTGTGGCAAATCCTTATAGGGTTTACCAGCAAGCATTACAACCGCTTGCTGATTACCTATATGGTTTGTTACGGTCCATTTCTACGGACTGTACGTTCGATCAGGAGTCAGGAGTTACCTACACCCAAGCGATGCTTCGTGAGGGTAAAACGTGCTTCTGTTTCGATTTGTCCAATGCGACAGATCATCTCCCTATGGCTCTTGCGAGCCATATTCTTAGGAGACTCCATGTCCCGAAACTTTGGGTAGACTTCGTAACCGAAGTCTCTCATGGTGACTGGAATGTTAATCTTTCTGAGTTACCACCCTTGAAAGATAGGGTTGTTGACAAGGAAGGACTACATGGCATTCCGCATCGTCCCTATAAAGGGCCTGCTGGAATTGCCCGTGTATCCTGGCAAGTGGGTCAACCCTTAGGTGTGAAGACCTCATTCGCATTTTTGGCTCTAACCCACAATTTCCTTTTACAAGGAATTTGTGCTATGTTACACAAGGATTTTCTCTTTAGAATTCTTGGGGACGATCTCATCATTTTTGATGAGGAGATAGCGCACACCTATAACCTTGTTATGGGTCAGTTAGGTGTTCCAATTTCTCCTGAGAAAACGCTTGTGTCCAAGAAGTGCGGCGAGTTTGCTGGTCGCATCATTTTTCCCGATTATGTCCTTCGTGGATATAAATGGGGAGGACGAAATGATAATAGTTTCGTCGATGTTGCCAGAAACTTGGGGCCACGCTCCTTACCTCTCTTCAAGCGCCGTCAAAAGCGCGTGTTGAGGGTACTAGGTTCTATTCCTGAGCCTTATGGCTTTGGGTGGAACCCAGAAGGAAAAACTTACTGGGAACGTTTAGAACCCTGGTTAGAAGCTTTAGAGCGGACTGAGGTCCGTACGAGATCCTACGCATCCAAGACATCATTGCTCAATACTCTCCTGTATAATAGCAGGTGGGTAACTGAGTCTAATGAGGGTATTGATCCCTCATTTGCCTCCGACCAGGAGGTCCAAGCGTTGTTAAGAACTCTGTTCGAGTATCCCTTACGGGAATACCCGATGCAGATGCTTCCTAACGTTGAGCTTCTTCTTCATCTTATCGATGATGGGGAAACTCCACTTAGAGTCTTAGATGATCCATATGTCGAGCGTAATGCTCGACGTATTCTCTTTAGCTTTTCGCAGTTAGAGAGAGCTTCAGAGCTCACTGAGCTCATCCGCTATGA